TATTAGCCCAGCTTTTTCTTTTCGTTCTGCTGGAGTTAAACCTTTGTTACTTCCTTTGCTTCCTTTACCTTTAGTAGATTGAGGATTAGGTTTCTTAGGTGTAAATTTTCCTATCTTCTTAGGAGCAGAAGGTGGTAGTTTTGCAGCAGCTCTTATATTTTTAATAGCTACTTCAGGTGTTACCTCTAAAGCTTTAGATGCTTTATTAGCTGCTTTTTGAAGAGCTATCTTACCAGCTCTACTTATTTTACCTTTTTTACTAACTGCTGTTTTAACTGCTGGAGTTATAAATTTTATAAATGATGCTATAGCTGCTGACATAACTAATCTCCTGTCTGACCGTAGTTACCTACAGTCTTAACACTATCTACTTTAAAAGATTCACCCTTTTCATAAGACTCATCACTCACAGCTTCTATCGGTCCTTGTACGCTTGGTCCTTTACGAGCAGCACCGAAGCCCTGTCCTGTTGGTCTACCAAGTACCTTATCCAGATCTACTGGAGTAGGAATTTGTGCTATCGGTCCACCCATTTAACTTCTCCTTTTTTTTCCGTTTGCTGCCATAGCAGTCATTTTCTTTTTTCCATATTTCTTACGGCCTATAAAAGCTGCAAGAGCATTTGGATTCTTAGCTCCCTTCTTTTTTAAACTAGAAGAAAGTTTCTTAAATCTTGTGCCTGTACCTAACTTAGGTTTTTTATTTCCGGGCTTCATAATTTCTTGACTAACGCTTGATCGACTAACCATTAACTATCACGATTATATAGATAATCAATTACATTCTGACTAGCTAAGCCACCACCTATAACTCCACCCATGTTACGATTTTTAATTTTACCACCAGACCTACGTTTAACTAACCCACCTTTATTCATATACTTCTTAGGATTCATACTACCACCACCCATCTTTTTAACTACAGGTCCACCAGCTTTTTTAAAGCCCATTTTATTACGAGTAGCTGTAGGTAAGTTAGGTAATCCTTTATTACCTGCTGGTATATTCTTTAAAGAACCACCACCCATTTTTTTAATTACTTTTTTCTTTTTCTTTTTCTTTGCTCGTCTATCTAACTCTCGTTGAGCTTCATCCATTATTTTTTTAGAATGGCCTATTGTTATATCACTTCCTAAATCATCCATTAACTTTCTCCTATGATGAACCTTGTACAACTGGATCAGGCGCACCAGCAGGAGATGCAGCTACAGCCATATCATCTTGTCGAGTCCTTCTCGCTTGATTACGTAATGTTATTATTGAATTTTGATATTCGCTCTGCCACACTGGAAGTGTAGTCCAATCTTTCATATACATTGTAGCTTCCATCATACATCCTGCAAAGAGGGCTGTATAACAATACTCACTAAAGTAATTACTTATAGTTACACTTGTACCTGTAGCAGAAGCTAAAGCAAGTGGCAATGACTGTGTTTGTATCTCAACTGTAAGTGCTGAAACTGGGGTAGGTACTATTTTTATACTTGAGTTGTCACGCCTTGCATAATATCTAGGCGTTCCTGTAGATGCACTTACAGGCCAGTAGTCATTCACATACTCTACTGTCCTTTGAAGAAGGCTTGTAACTGTTGTCCCTGTGCTTACTTTATAGTTTACATTACGAACAATTCTTGCTCTATCATTTAAAGATACAGTTCCTGCATTACCAGCCGACACAGAAATATTAGTGTACTCTGTTAAGCCAGCATCATCAAGATCTTTAACCATACGTAGTTCTGTCTTATATACTATAGCAGACACCTGAGTAGCAAACTCCGTAGAGCCGTTCTCAGTCGTATTGATTAGGTCTGTCTTTAAGTAAGAGTAATTCGGCATACTAACCTACATATAAAGTAATGTGGGGAAGCATAGCTCCAGTACCTGAAGTGCTACACGAAACTACACCGTAAGCAGGTACTCCTAATTCTCCTATATACATATCATTAGAATCTAAAGCTCCTACACGATAACGTATAGCTGATCCTTTTGCAGTTTTATTTGTGATCTGTCTTGCACCAGTAATGTCTATACCACCTGCTAGTGTAGAGTAGGTATGTATAGCTAAGAGTCTTGTTACTGTTGGACTGCCAAGTGAGTTACCATCTACATCTTCATTGTTATTACCTAAAGTTAGGTTAGTATCTACATATTTAAATACAGTTTTAACATCTCCGTTAATACTTGCATTAGTAGCTACTTTAATATTTGTACTCATATCTTCTCCTTATAATAATGAGGAAGAGGCTTTGCACCTCTCCCCCATATATTAATTAACCTGCGCTACCGAAGTAACCACGCCAATCAGAAACACCAAAGCTATAACGCTCCCGTGCTTTGAAACGAAGATTGCCTGTATCGAAGTCAGGCTCCATCTTAGTCTGAAGTGGAGTACGGTTAAACATCTTAGCACCATTAGGTACATCAGTCTTGACAAAGTAAGAGTCAGTGTCTGTGAACCTACGGTTGATGAAGTAACCATTTGGTAACATACCAAGGTGACGAATGGCATTGATCGCATTCGTATTTGGGTTAGCCGCTAGTTCACTCGTCTGAGTGTTACCGGGACTAGACATAATACGATCTGCAATTGCCCATGAATCAACTGGGATATGTAGGCTTTCCGCACTTGCACCAATTAAGATACCACGATCATCAGAGATTTTTTGGATGTTCGTGAGAATGGTTTCAAGTGTAGCTTCGGATAGATCAGCAGCAGCAGCTAAGTTGCTTTGACCTCCAGCAGCTATGGTTGGGTGTGCAGCAGAGAAGAAAGGCTGACCATCACCAATAGTGGTAGCGAAACCATTATTGAATAGGTTAGCAGCTTTTACCTGCTTAGTGTTAGCCATTGCACGAGCAAGACCTCTAGCACGAAGCTTGGCAAACGTATCATATAGATTGTCTTCCATTGCTTCTTCTGTGATGGCGAATGCCAATGCTACAGTCTCAGCCGTATAACGGGCTACATAACTCTCTTGTGCGTCATCATAACTGACAGCAGCACCTTCACCTTTAGTTGGCGCAGAGCCAAATCCAGTGAATAGTACTTCTTCTTCAAAAGCACGATCTGAGTTTTCGATTTCATAAAGAGGCTCATGTTCGTTATTAACCTCCCCATACTCAAGTCCAAACACAGCATTTAAGCCGGGTAGGAGTTCTTTGCTAATACTAGCTCTATTTATAGCCATTGTAAATCCTCCTTACTAAGCACTAGATGCTGTTGCCGTGACATAATTATCACGGTGGGTGTTAAGATAAACTTCCACGATTGGATATGCGTCAGTACCATTTTCGTCAGGTAATTGCGCCCTACCGATAACCCTTGCAGCAAGTTCTGTCTCTGCACCTGAAGAAGCCATTAGGTAGTAACTGGATTGACCAGTTGTGGTATTGCCTGAAGATGCTGTTGAACTAACTGTAACATTGTAGTTTTTTACAATTAGAGTTTCAGCAGCCGAAAGTGTTAGTGAACATTGAATATGATAAGTTTGATCGGGATTAGTAATCACGAAAAACTTAATATCTGAGGCACTAGTTCCACCCGTCCAATAACGTGAGAACTTCTGTTCTCCATTTTCAACATACTGGCAGCCCATGAATATTCCAGAAGGTTTCAAAGTTGCAGCAATAAAAGGACTTATTGTTGCAAAGTTTGCACCCGGAAGTACTACTGGATCTCCAGTAAAAATGTTGTTAGTTGGCGTTCCTGCAAGGCCAGTAGATGACCATGCAATCATATCAGTGACTGCTTCATTATTGTAGCCGCCACCTTTCATACGAGCAGGAGTAAAGCCACGAAATGCTTTAGTAGTAGACATATGTTTCTCCTAAGTTATAAAAGAAAAGCTTAATCTTGAAAAGACGGTTGCCTTCCTTTTGTTATTACTGATTTACTTGAATTTGTAATCGGCATACGAGAGTTATTGCCCTTCATGAGTTGTGCATTTACTGCATCCATCATTTCATTTGACTTATTCTCATAATGCTTCCTTCTAGCCTTTACCTTTCCTGCTGGCATCTTTGCCAACGCTAAGTCTCCACGACAGACTGTGCCAGTGTAACGGCCTTCTTTCCTTACGAAGGATGTAATTGCAAGTTCAGGAACCTCATCAGGAGTGACAAATACCCAACCCTGTTGTTGTTTCTTGCCTATATTAGAGATATCATCTTGGCCTTTTACAGATATGCGTAACCATCGTAATGACATTCCGTCATTGTCAAATCTTGCTTCTACCTCTTCGGGTATTTTGAGGGCATCCGTCTCCTCGAAGGTCCATTCTTCTTCTCTTGTATTTGCTTCTCTACTTGTATTACTACGTACTTCATTTCGTGTAGTCATTCTTTTTCTCCCACGTTAGTTTATATTTGTGTAACCGTCTGAGTTATCAACTTTTAATTTCTCAGCGGCATATCTTTCAAGCGGTATATCCCATTTCTGTGCTAGTCGAACATCTTCTTTTGATAGCTTGACTTTCTTAGAATTGGTTGGGGATGAACGTGACCCCCCCGATACTACTTGAGCAGGTGTTGCTATAGTTTCCTGCACACGGTTTTGATCTTCTCCAAACTTATGTGGAAAAGCCGACTTAACTCTTTTATTAATTTCTTTATAGAAGTCTTGATCTTCTGGATCATAACCTTCTCCCTTTAACTCTGCGTCTATTGCTAGAGCAGCAGCAGTCATAACATTATCTGTTCCAAACCAATCATTATCAGCAGCCCACTTCTCTGCCTTTGGATCAGTTCTCTGAGGACGTTGTAGTTGAGGTTGTACTTGTTGTGGTACTACTTCTTCCTCTATTTCCTTATAATTACTTTGAGCAGCAGTAACAGCTTTAAGATCTATCTGAGCATCGTTAAGCATTTCTTGTGCTTTTAGAACTCTATCTTTGTCACCTTCTTCAAAGGCTTCGGTATATACTGCTCTTGCTAACTCTATCT